AAGGGATATATTTATGCCCTTTATTATTATTTGTGCCGTAAGGCAAGAGAGGTTATTATGACTAATGTATGTTTCATCGAAGTAATTTCTGTTTCTGAATTTATTAAAAGAGTGGACGTTAGTAAACGTACACCGGAAGTATTCTGCAAAGCTGCTGTTTCTTATTACAAGCAACATGGCTTTGAAACAGAAGTACGCCGATCCAAAAAAGATAAACGCTTCTACGGCGTATTCTCTAAGCGTAACGATAAAATTATGGCTGTTGCTGGGCCAGAACAAAATGATTTTTTCTGGGCCAAGCATACAACAATAAAACAAGAAGTTAACGAAGCTAATGGTAGCTTCGTAAGACCGAAAGGTCAAAATAAAAACTTCTATGCTATTGTTAGCCCTGAATTCGAAGGGTTTGTTTTGACATGGGCTCAATGTGAGGCTTTGACGAAAGGGAAGCCTGCAAAGTTCAAGGGATTCAATGGGCTTGAAGCCGCAAAAATATGGATGCGTGAAAATCACGCAGCCGATAGCTCATTTGAACACTATACGGATCTCAAACAAATTAAATAGATCTGTATATTTATATTGTCCGAAATGACGTTAAACTATTTTTATTTGTTTTATTCATGGAGGAGAAAATAATGAATAGACAACTTATGAATTTTAAGCTTACTGAGTTTGCGGAAACTGTTAAAGATGTTCGGTCAGGAGACTGGACGCAGTTTTCTGCAACAAAGCAGGATTTAAAAACAGCTAAAATACGCCTACTTTATCTAACAAGTCGAGATAGCCATATGACTATTGTTGGCTATAATGTAACAGGAGCGATTAAAGAATCTGATGTTGTTCCTGCTGCAGAAGTATTAACAGGCGTAGGTGAAATTCGTGAAGATGATTTTGTGTACACTAACAAGTCTCTTATGCTGGTAGAAGAAATTATACGTGACTGTATTATAGTCGCTTATAATTTTGATACTGACGAAGAGGCGATGCAAACATACACGATAGAAGGAATTGAATACTCCACTATTGCCATGTCTGCAGCATCTCTTAGAAATGGCAAAAGATTAGTAGTACCAAAAGATCGTCTTGATTTTTGGCTACCAAAAATTAAAGCTGCGAACAACGGTATTGGTTTCTTTGACCATATTGTTGAATTAAGCGTAGGTAAAGCTACAAAAACTTCAACATACGCTAACCTTTGGTCAGCTAATGGCAAAGAAATAGAATTAGATTTGTCTAAAAATTGCATTATGATTTTTAATGACATGAGTCTTGGAAGCGAATCAGAACTAGATGGCCAAAGCTATCATAGCCATTATTGGTTCTGTAAGAATTATGGTGTACCTACAAATGTTAATGCGTATTTGCAAGTACGCGTTAGCTCCTGTACAAAGACAGGATCAACACCGATGCGTAGTATGAAAGAATGGTTTCAGTTGGCTGCAAAGATTGAACAAGAAAACGTTCAATCTTTGAGTGAAATAGATAAAGGATACAATGGTCAGCAAAAAGTTTGGATCGTTGGTAATCCAACAGGAGAATTAGTCTATGTGACTGATTTTAACGGTTTTAAAGCCGTGCCTCAGTTCATAGAACCAACTAATAATAAGTTTAAAGTATTACAGGTTATTAAAGCTACTCAAGCTACTGCATCTGGTCAAATGCACCAGCATGATTTTAATGAGTATGCTAGATAACAATAATGGAGGAGAAAATGAATAACAGTATTTTAAGTAATGAAAAATTCCAATATCTTGTGAGCATTCTTATAAATGAAGCATTGCAAGTTTTAGAGTCTTACAAGCGTGGTTCTTTTGGCGGCACAGGAATTGAATGTGCCATTCTTGCTGATCCTAGATTGGCAATGGATGATTATATCTTTAGCCATAAAGGCAAAGATATCGCCAAAAACATTACGAAGAAGTTAAAAGATCTTAAAGCAAAAGGAGATAAAGATAGTCAGTATCTCCGAGCTTTAGGAGACCCAGGCAAAATGTTTGGGATTAAGCTTTTACGTGATAATGAAATCTTTGTAACGAATAAAAAGATTTTACGTCACAAAATTGCTGTTCTAATGAGATTTCCTTGCTCATCTGCAGGTGAAAATCTAAGAGCAAAAATCGTAGATTTCAAAACTATTGAAAAACGTATCGAAATTTACGTAAAGCTTGGTAAACTTAAAGAATTCCAAGCTAAAATGCTACTAGATATATATAAAAATACACCGCATAGTGTATTTATATATTCAGGCAGTACAAAAGTGAAAGGTCTATTAGGTGGCATGGATAATGACACCGATGGATGCATGGTAATGGTTTGTGAAGACTTAAAAATCTTTAAAGATCGCATTAGTAGATCTGTAGATATTCCTGATGAATTAGGCAAAAATGTCAGCATTAAATTTGCTAATATTTCTGAACTAATGACTGGAGTGTATTTAGCATCACTAGCAACAGGGAACACAGCTGTAGGCATTTTCTGTGTCTATAATAGCTGTGCATCAACAGTCTTGCAAAATCTTAATAGCAAAAAAGTTATTAAGAAATTACAAGATAATATCGCCGAAGAATATGGGAGAGAACATGGTAATGCTCCATATATTCGTCGATATGATGACACTACAGATCTGTCAATGGATCAAGTTATGAATGACAAGATTAAAGAAATGACTCTTGCATTTGTAGGATCCGATAGATCAAAAGAGTCTATCAAAAATTATTTATTAGATTGTCTTGCTGTTGCGCCAGCTGTTATTGGCATGATCATTGACAGTGCCAAAACAGGCTTAACAGTATTCGATCCATTATGTTTCGTATTAAAAGATGTTGAGCAAGCTCGTCGTAACTATGCACCAACTGTAGTTTGGAATGAACAAACTGCTCAATTTGAAGTAGTTGAACATAAAGTTTTTAATAAAGAGGAGAAATAAAAATGAAGAAGAATGAAAAATTAGTTTTAAAAGACGCTTTATACGATATGCAATTAGAAGCTGCAAAACATATTGTAGAAAAATTAAATAAACAAGTGTCTGAAATGGGTATTAAACCTGGATACAAAAAGTTAGAAGCAAAAAAAAGCTCTATCTTTGAAATTTTGAATATGACTTGCGACGATCTTCGTCGTGCAAAGTCATTATCTGTTAAAGGCTTCAAAGTTGAAGGAGCCTTTTCTAAAGCTAAGCCATATATTGCAAATATGATTCGCACATATATAGGCGAAGAAAAAGATGCTTTTAAAGAAGCAAAAAACGCTGGTTTTAATTTTGCTAGCACAGTACTAGAGTATGAGCTAATCATGGATGCCATGAAAACTGGTACATTATATCGTCAGGAACAAGGCATTGAGTTGAAAGACTCACCTTTGTTTAGACGTTACGATGTATTTTGCACAAGTAAAGAGTGCAACAATATTCTAGATGGCGACGAAGTTGAATTCGTTAATGGAGAGTCTACAGATGGTAGATTCTTTACTGGTCGTATCGTTAATGGAATGCGTCCAGTATTCAGAGATAACTTCGGTGGATTGTTTACTGTTGTTCATTTGATGGAAATCATCGAAGAACCAGTAGATGATCAAAAATTCGTAGTTCGTGTTTCTGGTGCAAAGAAATCTTTAGATAATGCGAAGAATATCTTTGCTGCCAAGAATTATGGCTATGAATTCTTCTTATTGCCAAATAGCAAAGGCGGCAATGGAAATGGTTTATATGTCATTTCCGATAAACCAGAAACAAAAGGAAAACTCGTAAAAGTAGTAGATTGCGAGATCCCTGGAGATAAAGTATATATATCTCAATTTTGTGGCAAGATTGTATTAGATGAAGCCATGTTTAATACGATCGAAAAGGAAGGCTATGGTAATGATGTTCATACTATTTGCCTTCTTTGTCGTAAGGTATAAAAGTACCCTTCGGGTCCTCCACTTCTAGCACTGTCAAGATAGTTGCTTCGCGGAGCCAGGGTCCGAAAATTCTAATTGTTCTCATAGATGGTTTCATACAATTTCCGTATCGAAATCATTTATGAGAGTTATTATATGTATAGTATTAATATATGTATAATAACTATTAATAAGAAGAATATGGGCGGTACCGTATTTGCCTTCCGACGCTTGCAACGTAGGACGTAGTCCGGTTGCTTCGTCTTTGGTCGTCGAATACTCACCTGTCACCTTTGTCTTAATTTCGGCAGTGTCCATTCGGGTCTTTACTGCTGAATATATTCTTTTCTTGTGTGTTCGCAGATCCGGCGGTAGTAGTTTACTAGTGTGTACTCTGCCCCGCCGGGGCGAAATGTTTTATGAGGGTATTTTATCCCTCTATACTTTATTCATTCATAGAAGGAGAAAAAAACTATGAAAACTATTAAGGCGACTATGCCAGCAACAATTAAAAATTCTATGGCAGTAAAATTATCTGCTAACATTTCTAATGATGACAAAGTTATAAAAGACTTTGTTCGTCATTCTCTCTTCAAGGATTTCTTTATTCGTGAAGCTGGAGTATTTGCTCCAGAAACCGAATGTTACAGATTTTCTGTACCTGGCCATAGTGACATGGAAGTTTCCGTAATTCGAAGCTCCATGACATACGGCGTGGACGAAGGTTTGTTCGAACTAGCTATGCTTAGAAATGATAAGTGTTGTTACGACACACCTATCACTGACGATGTGCGTGGCTGGTTAGAAGTAGAAGATGTGTTGGACATTTTAAAAGATGTTCAACGTATTTATGGAGGTATATAATGAAGTTCAGATTCTTCGGGGAGATATTCCCCGACCAAATTATCGATGTTCCAGATAGTAATAAAGCATTGGAATACATCGAAGCTAAATATTACAGAGATGATATTATTTCTGTAAATATGTGTAATTTTGAAAGCCAGCCTGTCATTAAAATTAAAGCTTGGGCAGATATTTCTGGCGACGACGATGAAGATTGTGTGTCTTACGAACGTCGCCCGATGTACTTGTGCACAGAGCATTCGTATCGTAAATTGTCTCCAGAGACTATTAAATTATTAATTGGAGAATAGCCCCCGCCGGGGCTAAATCTTCTATGGGGGTACTATATCTACATTTACGGCATAGTACTCTTGTTGAAGTTCTCTGGCACTCCGTGCCGAAATTTTCTGTGAGGCAATTTCGCTTCATATTCCGTTATTCTACGTAGGAGGAGAAAATCATGTTCGTAGAAGCTATTTATAATTATACCCTAGTATCTCCAGTAGGAGAATTTATTTCTGTTCAATCCACAGATGGTATCTTTGGTGTTTTAAAAGAGCATCAAGGGTTCCAATTTATTAGTCGTACAATACTAGGATATCGTTCCTGTGGTATGGCTGATTAATTTGGAGGTGCGTGCTCTATGTTAAACGAAGTTGTAGCTGGCCTTAATAAGGCTAGAGAAGATTGTACTAGCGTCTATAAGATGCTAGCATTTCAATTAGGTTTTATTATTAGCTTTACAGCTACATTATTAATATTGATTAACTATTAATGGAGGTATATCATGTTACAACGTAATTTTATCAATTGGCTTAATAGTTTTTATGAAGAATATCCTACGACATTTAGAGTGTTCTTCTTTCTTGTTGGCTGGGCTATCGGCTCCAGCATCAAGATTGCTTATTATCAACATAAGTTGAATAAGCGATAAGCTTTGTAAGGTTTCGCTGGAGGAGGACGTCATATAGTTCCCCCTCCGGGGCGAAATCTCCTGTGACCCTCTATTAATAGCTAGGGTCATATTTATTTTTCATATAAAGCTTTATATAAGCTACCGTAGGTGCTATGTACTCATAATACCTCCCTTTAAATAGATACACAACAACCTAATGTGCATCTACGGTAGTTGATATAAGGTTTTATATACCTTATGAGATTGAGAGGGCTCCGCCCCGAAATCTCTCATGGGGCCTTCTGTGTGGAGGTCCCTTTCATACTTTTTCTCCTCTTCTTCCGTAGCTAGGACTGCGGGAGATATGAGCATTAGATAAGCATTGACCTATCTAATGTTGATATCTCTTGCAAGTGTGTGCAAGAGGAGATTTTATTTCATCCCGAGAAGCTCAGTCGGGATACTTTATTTAAGAAGGAGGACTATCATGTCTACTCAAAAAAAATTCGCTAATGTTGTTTCTTATGTTTTTGGCTCTAATGCTAACGGTTTCGCTAACATGAAATCTGCAGTTGTTGCAGGTGTTAATGGTGTTCGCGACACTAAACCTACACGCATGGAAGTTGCAGGGGCATCCTATGTAGGTATGGGTGCTAACGCAGTAGCTCAAGAAGTTGAGTTATTTGCTAATAAATCTGTAAACTATGGTCAGTTTACAGGTGAAATTGTAACCAGTGATGCGGTTGCAATTCGTTGTTATTCTATCATGAAAGCTATTAAAGATGGTTTAACACCAGCTAAAGTAGCTGACCATGTGATGAAAGAAGCGGATACAGCTGAAGACCGCGAACAATTCAAACGTCTCGCATTAGCATTGAAAGATGCACAACAACAAAACGTTCGCTTGCGTATCAGCCGTTTGTCTCAAGAACATTCCTATGCTCTTGAAGTGCCAGAAGGCGTAGAATTATCTGCTGGCGATGTTGTTAAATTTAACCGTGGCGTTGCAGAAAACGGCGTTAAGTTAGCATTCGGCGTTCAAAGCTCTTATGCTTATGAAATCGTAGAAGTGAATGGTGAGCTTAAAGCTCTTAGACCAAAGAATACTCCAAATGCGAAACATCGCATGGCGTGTATCAATGGTACATTGAACTTAATCCGTGAAATCAAAGCGGAAGAAGTGTCTGCAGAAGACCTTATCTAACATTGGGGGCATTAGCCCCCTTTATTTTTATTAATAAAGAGGAGGCCCACAATGGCAACTTTTAATCTTAAACACGCAAATCCTGAAGTTATCGCTTATATGACTGAAAAAATTCAGGTAGAATATAATGGTTCTGTCGAAGAAATCGACGGTGGTATTAAAGTCGAAATTAGTGATGAACATCTTAAAGATATCACTGACGCATTCAGTCGCGTTAAACGCAATACAATGGTTTCAGGCTGGACCAAAACAGCTACAAAATTTGTTGGCCGTCAAACCAACACTATTAAAGATGCGGGCATCGGTGCCGTAGGCCTAGGTGCTAAAGGTCTGTTCGGAGGCTTGAAGAAAGTATCCGAATTGGCTATGGGTGCTACTAGTGTTATTATTAACGAAGGTAAGGAAGCTTGGAAGGAAGCTTCTGTTAGCGACGAACTTCGTAGCTTGAAGAAATCCTTCGGCTCTACTGGTAATGATACTGAAGGCATCGAAATTATTAAAGATGAAGCTCCTACAGTAGAAAAAACTGCTGGTGCTGAAGCTTAATAATTTTACCGACGCTTGCTATTAACCGTCGGTAAATATTAATAGCATATAGCCCTAGTTGTCGAGAGCGAGTGGGACGACAACCTTATTCCGACCCTTAAAAGATGTTCTTGGTCGGGCTAATAAGATATGAACA